AGATAATAAAGAATAAAACTAAACGCGCACAGTCTTGCCACAACCCCGCCCCCTCGTGGCTACAAATTCACAGGAGTGGACAGACTTTAAACAGCGTGATGAGGTGGGAGATGAAATTTATGTTGGTGGGGTGGGGGAAACACACTCAATTTAGCGGGGAGTGTGGAGTACCCAGGGGGGGGAAAGGTGGAATGGAAAGAGTAGAAATGCGTTAAAAACTCCCCCCACCCCCATTTTTGATGCGACTTTCTATGCGAATCTATTACTAATAACAATTATATTAGTGGCGGAGTTAAATGCTGGTGAATTGACACCAGCTATTTTTTTAGTAAGCGGGCAACATTTCAACAGAAAATGAGAATAAGTTACCCGCTATTTTACTTGGATTTTGTCACCACTCTTGAAAATTTTGTGGTGGGGTTCCATTAAAATTCTTCGAGGCTAGCCCCCATCACCCGCGTCGCACTGGAGAACTCCACCCAGATTTTTGTGGGAGTTTCCCAGCGATTTTGAACCGCCCTTCCGAAGGCGGGGACACTCCCGTAAGTTTTGAATTGAAAATCATCCTAGGATTTTTGTTTTTTCGATCCCAAGGGATTGGTTTTTTGTTATTTTTACTCTTCAAAAATTTCTGGCATTCAAAATTGAATTTTTCAATTTTTGACCTAAAAACCATATTTGGGAACGCCCCTTCCACTGCAATATCATCTCGTGCCAGCCCCATAGCCTCATACATCTTATATGTATCTTCCATGTCTTTCTCGTCCTTGATGAAACGTGTCATCAGCGCCTCCAGAACATTGTCAAGGGTCTGCATTGGATCAATTCCAGCTTTGTACAGTCCACCGACCAGGAACACGATAGCATCCATGATTGCGTCGGCCTGTTCTTCGACATTCATCAGTGCGCGTGCTTCCTCCCACTCCACAAATTCAGAATTTGCCATCTTGATTGCTTGCCCCATGTGATAAGTGGCACTTTCATCTGATGGGGTAGATTCGGGGGCGTGGTTTCCGAACGCCAGATTCATTGCAATAATCTTCAGAAAATCACTGCTGTCTGCAAAATTTGTCATAACAAGTAAAAGTAAGGTTAGTAAGTTGACTTGCGAATGTAAAAACTAAAATTTATAAAGTCAATACCCATACCTCTTGACAGCTTTTAGTGCATGAGGCAAACTCCTCTCTTTTAGCTGAGAGCAATCATGCCGAAAATTATTGCACTTCCATCAAGCAAGCCGTTTAAGCCTCAATTGGCTGTTGATTGCCCCGTGGACGCCATGCCTAGTGGCCCTGACTGGGGGTACTTCCCAAAAATTGACGGGGTGAGGGGGCTGGTGCTACCGGGCAAAGGACTTGTAGGGCGGAGCCTTGACGCTCCTCGCAACCCAAACGCATGTGCAGCGTTCTCCATCCCTCTCTTAGAGGGGATGGATGGTGAAATCACAGTGGGGAGTGATCCAATTGCACCCAACTTGGTGGGGGTGACTAGCGGGGCTCTTAACGCCAAGGAGGGGGCTAAAGACTGGCACTACTGGGTATTTGACCTCCTCACACGAGAGACCATCGACCTCCCCTACATTGAGCGACGTAAAGCCCTGGAATGGGCTGTGCTGCGATTGGAGCACGCTGGGATTGGCTGGGTGCATATCGTGCCATGCACGTTTGTCCAATCCCAAAGTGGGGCAAAAATGTACCAAATGCGTATGGAGCGTGCGGGGTATGAAGGGGCCATTGTCCGGCGTATGAGCGCCTCCCACAAAAATGGCCGTTCCACAGTGGTGGAGGGGGGGCTTATGCGGCTGAAGTCTTTTATTGACTTTGAAATTCGTGTAACCGACATCCTCGAAGGGAGCACAAACAACAACATTGTCCAGACATCCTCCCTTGGATATACAAAAAGGTCAGCAGCCAAGGCAGGGATGGAGCCAAGTGGGAAGGTGGGGAGCTTTGTCGGGGAAGCAATGGAAGATGTCTGGTGGCTTGGAAAAGTGGTCATCAAAGCGGGGCAAATCATCACTGCGTCCGCAGGGGAGATGGATGCAGCAGAGCGTAAGCTGGTGTGGGAGCAGCGTGCGGGATATGTCGGACGCCTGGCCACGGTGAAATTCATGCCATATGGGACACGAGAAGCTCCACGTTTCCCCACTTTCCGATCATGGCGCTATGACATCGGGGGTGGGCTGTGAAGTGGAGGGCATTAGCCCTTGCAGCATGTCTCTGCTGTGGCTGGCATAATAGTGCGGCTACAAGCGTGGAGTGGGAGACCCTCCCCCCACAAGAGCAGACATGCCTGGCTAATGTGGTTTGGCGTGAGGCTAGGGGGGAGCCTCGTAAAGGCCGTCGAGCTGTGGTGGATGTTGTTCTTTGGCGTGCAGCAAAGGCAAACGCCTCCCTGTGTCAAGTGGTGCGAGCCCCTGGCCAGTTCTCCTGGGTGAGGCGTAAAGGGATTGTCCCCACTACGCAAGCAATGCAAGCTGTGCTACAAGACACCCTCCTCCACCCCCAAGTGATTACAGACCCAAACGTGCAATACTTCTTTGCAGGGAGTACACCCTCATGGATGGTCAACCCAAGGTGCTTAAAAATCTTCAACCACTCTTTTTGCGCGCTGCGCAGGACAATACATAATGCATAACATCGACATCTTCCAGGCTCCAAGTGCAAAGGTGCTGGCGTATTCGCAGGCATCTACAAACGGAGTGCGGATTGCATCGTTGGAAGTGGAATTTCCTCGCATCATCCTTGCGGAATTCAACACCCATCGCATGTTGAGCCGTAATTCAGCCTCCTCTCGTGCAATTCCTTTTGAAAAAATGAAGGAACAGCTCTATGGTGCGCCTGTCCGGTGGGGAGCGAACCAAGCTGGAATGCAAGATACGGGAGGGACACATTCTGAAAGTGTAGCTATCCCACCAATTCTCCATCCTGTATTTTTGGAATTCGTCTATGACATGGCTTTTCATGAAGGTGTGGCAATTCCGGCAGGGTTGGATTATCGAGTGAGCGTTGAACACGCCTGGATGTTTTCAAAATACTTATCATTGTGTGTAGCACAGGGGATGAAGGACGCTGGCTACCACAAGCAAGTGGTGAATCGCTTACTTGAGCCCTGGCAAATCATGAAAACTGTGGTAACAGCCACAGAATGGGGGAATTTTTTCTGGCTTCGCCAACACAAAGACGCCGATCCAACAATCAAAGCCCTCGCGGACGCGATGCGTGAGGCTATTTGCTGCGAAGAGGAAAACGTCGGGCCAGTGGTGTTGCGCCCAGGCCAATGGCATCTCCCGTATGTGGATGTATGCTGGACAAGCCCAGATGGTGGGGTGTCGTACAGCATTCAAGATGCGAATGGCAAGCCCATTTCATTGCACACTCGCCAAGCTCAGAAAGTGAGCGTCGCTCGCTGTGCGGCTGTCTCATATCGCCAAGTGGGGTATTCACCTGACAAATGTGAGGAACTTTGGACACGCATGGCAGGGTGGGGAGGGCCTGACACCAGGATGCATGGGAGTCCGTTTGAGCACCAGGCGACGCCAATGCTCTCCTCTATCGATATCCTCCCAGGTGAGCACCGCACAGCAGATGGCCAGCGTTGGAGCGGCAACCTCCGGGGGTGGGAGCAACTGCGTAAGGGGCTGGCGCACGAAAATCACACCGAAATGGAGTGGTGGAAGCGCCCCCCTGCTGAAAAATAATCATCCTTCACTTGATCTCTACGCTCTCCCTGCGTAAGATGGGCGAAGGGCTACTAACAAGCCCAGGCAATGCCTGGGCTTTCTTTTTGATATGTCTGAAGTCGATCTTAGCAAAATCGGTCACACAGCCTGCCCTGGCTGTCGTGCCAAAGGTGGTGACACCTCCGGTAACAACTTGTATGTGTATGGCCCAGAGCATGGTGCCTATTGCCACGCCTGTGGCTACACTGTAAGGTCGGAGGAGCGCAAAGCCGAAGTGGCGGAGGAGCGTGCCCTTGGGCATGGCGTGAAAAAGCGCACAGGAGGGGTGCGTTCCGACATCCGTGGTGCAACCCATGAGACAGCCCACGGTGCCCCGAATATGGCTAAGGTGGCCACACCTGATGAAAAAGCATGGGTGCGGGATAACACGGCTATGCGGGGGAGGGGATGGCGGGGTATTCCTGATGCCATCCATGAGCTTTTCCGTGCACGGTTTGAATATGACACTCAAACTGGTGATCCTATTGCGCATCTCATGCCCACCACCGTGGAGGGCAAGATTGTTGGGTGGAAGCGCAGGATTTTCCCAAAGGACTTCTCCCAGCCCATCGGGAAGGCTGACATCGAATGTGACATGATGGGGGAATGGCTTTTCCCCACCCACACTCGTGTCTGCCTTATCGTAGGAGGCGAGAGCAAAATGCAGTCGGCATATTCCATGCTGCAACAGTATTATGCTTCTCGTGGGAAAGATGAATATGAGCTTCCAGCCGTAGTGTGCCCAACAACTGGGGAAACGTCTGCGTTTAAGCAGATTAGGAGGCGTTACAAGTTTTTCAACCGCTTCCAAAAAATCATCGTCTGCATGGATGAGGATGATGCTGGACACGCGGCTGCACAGGCTTGCGCAGAAGTGCTGCCAAAGGGGCGTGTACACATTATGACGATGCGTTTCAAAGACGCAGACGATTATGTGGCAGCAGGAAAAGAGCATGAATTCATCTCAGACTTCTTTGCTGCTATGCAGCATAAATGGATGCCGTCAGGTATTCTGGGGAGTACGGGGCTTAGTGCGGCTATTCGTGCGTCTATTTCAACTCCTGGCATCCCCCTCCCTGCATGGATGCCAAAGTTCCGCAAAGCGTGTGCGGGGCGTATCCCTTTGCGCACGATTGTCAACATTGGCAGCGCAAGCGGAACTGGGAAATCCACTATTGTGGATGAACTGGTGTACGACTGGCTTTTCAGCACGCAGTACAAACCAGGGATTCTCTCTCTCGAAAATGATGCAGGGCAGTATGGCATAAACATCCTATCTCGCCACCTGCAAGTAAAGCTCAACCTGATTGAATCCCCCGAGGAGCGTCTGGCATTTATTGATCGACCCGATAATTTATACAAAGAGCGGCAGCTTTTTGAAAAGGATGGGGAAGATCGGTTCTTGCTAATGGACGAGCGAGGGGCAGACGTTCGGAGTGTGCAAGACAAAATTGAGGAGATGGTGATCTCGTATGGGTGTCAACTCATCATCATCGACCCACTTCAAGACTTGATGGCTGGGCTGAGTATCGAACAGCAAGAGGAGTTCATGAAATGGCAGAAAAGCCTCGTGCGGGCCTACCCCATTGTTATTGTGAACATCAATCACGTCCGAAAGAGCGGGAATGGGCAGAAAGCAAATAGCACTGGGGCTGCTCTGTACGAAGAAGATATTGCAGGATCGAGCACAGTGTTCAAGTCTGGGGCAATAAACCTCTTGTTTACACGGGATAAGGAAAGCGATGATCTCATTATGCGCAACACTACAGTGTTTAAAGCCACAAAAATTCGTCATACGGGTATCACTGGCTTGATGGACGAGCTATACTACGACAATCAGACTCATACGGTTCACAATAAAGAAGCCTACTTCCTCGAAAACGCACAGGAATTTTAATGACCACCCCCACCAAACAACAACAAGCCGCAATTGACGCTATCCACACACACCCCCGAATCAAGGTGGTGGCATGTGCGGGGAGTGGGAAGACCACCCTCCTGCGGATGATGGCAGAATCCGCACAAGTGCCCAGCTTGTACCTGGGTTTTAACAAGGCCATCGCGTTGGAGGCGAAAGCTAAATTCCCCTCATGGGTGAAATGCAGTACGACACATGCGCTGGCTTATCGTTTCATCCCAGAAGGGCTGCGAGACAAGCTAGTGCGCCCCCGTGGGGGGTATGTGAACGTGGCAGGGACTGGGGGAGAAGTGGCACGCTTTTTCTCCATCCCCAGTGTCGTTCTCGCTGGCAAGCGGGTGAGTGCTGCGGCTGTCGGGGCGTGGGTGAAAGACACCTGCGCACGGTGGGAGCAAAGCTCTGACGAGGGGATGATGCGTAAGCATGTGCCTTGTGCAGAGATTTTGAAAAAAGCGAAGGGGGATAAAGTGGAGGCTGCGCAAGTGGTGGCTACGGTGTTCCATTACGCGCAAAAGCTGTGGGAAAGTCGTATCAATCCTCACACAAATACTCTAATCACGCACGACACTTATTTGAAACTCTACCAACTGTCAAAGCCAGTTATTAGTGGGGTGGACATCCTCTATGTGGATGAGTTTCAGGACACCTCCCCTTGCGTGATGTCCATCATCACATCCCAAACAAATTGCAAAATTGTCATGGTGGGCGACCCACGTCAGGCAATTTATGGGTGGCGTGGGGCTGTAAATGCGATGGAATTGGTAGACTCCCCAGAGTTTCCAATGACGCAATCATTCCGTTATGGGACTCAGATTGCAAAGTTTGCTTCCGCCATCCTCGAAAACACCGTCTCCCTCCAGGGGAATGATGCCATTGCTGATTGTGTTGGGTTTGGAATTCCCACTTCATACCCCACAACCCGCATCTATCGTACTAACAGTGCTCTTTTAATGGACGCTGTTGGGGCCATTATGGCTGGGCGGAAAGTGTCTATTTCCGTGGACACTGCCGACTTCGTAAAGTTGCTTCAGAGCGGAGAAGCCCTATTCCTGGGAGACATCAAAAACGTCAAGCATGACAAGCTGTTGCAATATGCTAGCTTTGACGAATTGGTGGAGGACAGTGAGGATGATATGGAGATGGCAAGGCTTGTGAAGGTGGTGAAAAGCCGTCAAAGCCTACGCTTCATTGACGTTCTCCAAACACACAAAAACCCAGACGACTATGAGCTGCTCTACATTACAGCACACAAGTCCAAAGGGCTGGAGTGGGAAAATGTCGAACTTGGGGAAGACTTCCGCTCCCCGATGGGCAAGGATGGCTGGAAGGGGTTGCCTGTGGAAGAGGTAAATTTGATGTACGTCGCTGCAACACGAGCCCAAAAGATGTTAAGCTACAGCCTCCCCTTCATGGAGTGGGTGCGCTTCCACCCTGGTGCCAATGCCTCGTAAATACGTCCCATGCCCTTGGGGGCCGAAAGGCTCCCGGCCCATCTCACCTCCCCCTCCTCCCGCTCCTAAGCCAGAGACGCAAAAAGAACGCATAAAAGCTATCCGCCAGCGTCAAAAGCTGATAGACTGGGAGCATGAGCCAGAAGCTCTGTTTTGACTGTTGAAAACGAAAGCACATTGTATGGAAACGCTGCAAAATTGTATGACCCCAGATGGCATTGAAGCCTTAGAAGCATTGTTTCTCCCGCGGTGGGCTGTGGCTGCGCACCCTGCTGCGCCTGCACCTTTGCAAGTGGGGGCAGCTTTGGCGACGAAAGATGGCCGCCGATTCGGTAACGCCTTGGTGTTTTACACGGACGGGGCAGAGGCAGCCCCGCTGTTCAACATCATCACCGATATGGGCAACACTCTTACCCTGACGCAAGAAGAGCTTGATGAGGGTTTTTACCGCCCAAGCTGGGTGTGCTGCGCAGCATGTGGCGTTGCCTCTCGTGCAAAATCGACGCAACAAAAAGAGTTTTTGATTGACAATTATGATGTAAAGCATCATGATATGTGCACACAATCAAAGTCTCACTCGTAAACCCCCACCCCCCTTCCCCTTTAACAGGAGCATTCCGTGACAACTACCACCCACACCCACCTTCCCTCTGTTGGCGAAATTATCTTGGAAGCAACAATGGCGGCTGCATTGAACGGCCACGTTTTTGCCTCTTTTGAGCCCCTCAAAGCGCGGATCATGTTGGTCATGACTGCCGCTGCCCGGATTCATGAGGGGCAAATGTACTCGGGCAAAAGCTACTTCAATGGTCATCTTGGCCCTGTGAGTGCTTTGGTGGCGTCAATTGCAGTCAACCGGATGTCCAAGGCAGACGCTGTTTACTGCACATGCGTGGCGCTTCTCCACGATGCTTTGGAAGACCACGCCTCCACTTACGGGGAGGCTGAACTGAAAGCCTTCATCACAGCGGTGGCTGGGTGTGAGACAGTGACCAATCGTGTGGTGGCGCTGTCTCGTGGGGAAGACACTCCTTATGAGGAGTACATCCAAGCCCTCGTCGATGGCAAAGACTTGGTGGTGCTGGTGGTGAAGGCAGCCGACCTGACTTGCAACCTGCGAGCAAGTGTCGAAGAGGGGAACACATCAAAAGTGGTGCGATATTCATTGGCCCTCTCAAAAGTTTACCCAGCTTTGGATGAAGCCCTGCGTGTTGCGAAAGAGACCGCAGCCGCTCGCAACTAAGTAGACACAACCCCCACACTACAATGCACCCCGCAAAGCGGGGTGTTTTTCATTATGCGTCTAATCTTTGACTTTGAGGCTAACAACCTCTTAAATTCAGATACAGTGGATTACACGTCAGCCCCATTTAGGCTGAAACCTACTTTTGCCGTATGGTGTCTGGCAATACGGGATGTAGACACAAATGCCTCCTATCTCTTTGAGGGGGATGATGTCAAAGCTGGTGTTAAGTTTTTGATTGAAGAAGCCACTGAGATCATTGGCCACAACATTATCGACTTCGACTTGCTTTTGATGAAAGCGATGTACGGAGTGGATTATTATTTTCAGCACACTCCACGCGATAAGAAGGCAAAATATAACGGCACCCCCATTGTGTTGGGGGGGCGTGAAATGATGTGCCATGACACCCTTGCCATGAGTAAGTGTGCCAACCCAGATAGGTGGGGAGGGCATAGTCTGGAGGCGTGGGGAAAGCGAATCGGTCTTGAAAAGATCGATTGGCGTGGGCGTGCCATTGAGCTTGGGTTAATAACAGCTTCAGCCCCAAAGGGGGCGGAGTTTGCACAATACCATCCCGAAATGGGGCAGTATTGCGCACGAGACACTGAGGTCAATCGGCAAGTGTTCCTGGCTCTCTATCAAGAGCTTGGGGAATGGCCGTGGACAGATGCAATGGATTTAGAGCACTGGGTTCGGGATATTGTCACGAGGCAATCCCACCGTGGGTTTTTGTTCAACCAATCTCTTGCAGCCAGCAATATCCAGTGGCTGGATGCAGAGATGGAGCGAATCCGCACCATTGTTGAGCCGATGATCCCCCCAAAGCTCATGGGAGTGACTGAGCAAAAACGCTATATCCCCCCAGCGCAGCAGTTTTTGAAGAACGGTGCGCCCTCCTCTTTTATCCGTAAATTTGTGGAGAGGCATGAGGGTGAGCTGTGGGAGGAGAATGGAGAATGGCATTGGAAAGCCTGCGGGAAGTCTGGCATCCTCCCTATACCAAATGAGCCCTTGAAAACGCACGCCCCCGCGAGTGTGTCAGACATCACCCACATTAAAGGGTGGTTGGTGTCCCTGGGATGGCGTCCCACCCAGTACAAAGAGCGAGACCTGACATGCGACGCGAAAAAGAATAAGCTCTCTCAAGAAAAATTTGAGGCGGCAGTCGAAAGGTATGTTGCTCAAACTCTTGCAAGCCCGTTCTGTAATGATCGGCTGGATGAGCTGGAAACCACCCGCACGAAGTTGAGGGAGAGGCTTCTCAAGCATAAGATCGGACGCCCATTGAAGGTGCTTACCAATCCCTGCATCACAGTGGGGATGGATAAGGAGTTGGACGGTGCTCTCGATACCTTGGGCACTGCGTTTCCTCACGCCCGTCTTGTGGCCGACTACCTGACATATTCCCACCGCCGAAACTCCATCCTCGGGGGAGGGGTGGATTTTGATGATGAGGATGACACTGACCCCGAGGATAGGGAGTGGAACGTAAAAGGGTTTCTTTCTTCCGTGCGGAATGACGGGCGTATCGCCACCCCTGCGGATAGCTGCGGGGCAGGGACATCACGCTTTAAGCATCGCCTCGTGGCTAACATCCCTCGCGTAACATCTAAATTTGGCTCCAATATGCGAGCTATGTTTGGGGTGGGGGAGGGGAAAGTGCAATGGGGGTATGACTTCGACAGCCTTGAAGCACGAATTGAAGGCCATTACGTTCATCCCTACCCTGGTGGCCCGGAGTATGCTGAAACCCTGGTGGCATTGAAGCCAAATGATTGCCACACTCTGTTAGCTACGAAAATCAGCCAATTGATTGGAAAGGCGTTCCCACGAGGAAGCGCAAAGAATGTCAAGTATGGCTGTTCCTACGGTGCACAAATCCCCAGGACGGCTAAGACAATTGGCTGTGACCTGGATACAGCATCCATCGTGTGGCACGCTTTCTGGGAGCAAGCAGCCCCTCTGAAGGCCCTAAAAGAGCGGATGGAAGCCTACTGGGAGACAACAGGGCAGAAGAAGTTTCTACGAGGGATTGACGGAAGGAAGCTACCAATTCGCAGCAAAGCAAACCTTATCAATTCAGCATTTCAAAGTGCTGGGGTTATCTGCGCAAAGCGTGCAATGGTGTTGCATGAGGACGCAATCATTGCAAACGGGATGGTGGTGGACTTTTGGACGCAAAATTGGAAGAATAAGAAATTCGCACAGCAACTGATTGCCTATCACGACGAGGCTCAAGGTGAAGTTTCACGCGAGCTAGTCAAGATGAAGGTGGTGCGGATCAATACGTGGCTTTCACCAGATGGGAAGGACAGCCCTGAAGTCGTTTCCGCAAAAGCTAAACTGGAAGAGTGGAAAGCTGCACGATTGGCTGTCGGAGAGGTCTGGTCTGATATAGGCAAGACAGACAACGCCATGTACACAGGGTATTGCCTTGCAGGCCAACTCGCCACTGAGGCAGTGAGGCTTGCGGGAGAATACTACAATTTGAATGTCCCGCTTAGTGCAGGATATATGCTCGGTGCAAACTGGGCTCAATGCCATTGAGGTAGAAGATATGAGCAAGACCCACTTCCTTTTTGTGGATGACCACAGCGGCAGCATGGATCATCTAGTCCATGCAGCTATCGCAGACAAGAATGCCATCATTTCCACTGTCGTGGAAGAGGCTAGCGCCAAGAAGTTGAACACCGTGGTGAGTGTTGTGCAAGTGGGGGTGGCGTCGTGCAACGCTTTTGCAGTGCCAGCGAAGGCGGAAGCCCTCGCAACAACACGCACATACCGAAGCGACTGGCCCAACGTCTTGCACTGGAGTGCCAACCCGCATGTGCTCGCCCCTGTGACAAAATGGCCCACTCCGGGGCAAACCCCTCTGTGGGATGGCATCACCCTTGGGGTGCTGAGTGCGCTTGCAGCGCCAGATGCACAAGGCCCCGATCAAGCCTTTGTCCTGTTTGTCACTACCGATGGGGAGGACAATGCATCCCGCGTCCCTCCTAAGTCGCTCCGCCGATTGCTGGCAGAGGTGTCCGCAGCGGGAAATTGGACGTTCGCGTTTCGTGTTCCTCGGGGCAAGGAGCGTATGCTTGACTGCTTGAGCTTGCCACAAGGGGCTGTGCAAGTGTGGGACACTACTGTCCAAGGCATGGCTACATCTACCAAGGCTTCAAAGGCAGCGGTGGCGTCGTACATGACCTCTCGCGCAAGTGGTGTACGAGGCTCAAATGCCTTCTACGCCCAGGCGGCTGGCATTTCACGGAGCGGGCTGACCGAAATCAATCCTGGTGCCTACTCTTTGTACGTCGTCGGGCAGGATGAGATGGGCAAAGAGATTCTGCCGTTCATCTTGTCCAAGCGCATGTCAATGCACATTGGTGCTGCGTTCTATCAGCTCACAAAAACTGAGGCCCGCGTGACACCAGACAAGAAGTTTGTGCTCCGCGAGAAGAAGACGGGCAAGGTGTTCGAGGGGGATGTGCGAGCTGCCCTTGGGCTGCCCACTGTGAGCAATGTCCGCCTGCACCCTGGCGATCATGGGGAGTGGGATATTTTCATCCAAAGTCATTCCACTAATCGCCAACTGGTGGCAGGAACTGGTGTGCTGTACATCCCGGCATATGGTGAGCGCCCAGTGACGGAGGCAGATGTGAAGAAGTATGAGAAGAAGCCCCAGGCTACCTCTCAAGGGGCTCCGGTGAAGTTGGTGGATGTCCCCCCCACTTCCCGCCCAACTCCCTCCCCCGTGAAGGCAGCAGCCACACCCTCAGCAGCCCCGGCAAAAGTGTGGGCAAAGACCCGTCAAGATGCACGGAAAGAGGCGCGTCGGACAAACCAACGTGTTGTCGATCATGGCCCGACTGCACCAGCGGGGCAGCGCTGGGAAATGGTGAAGCGCACGTAAACCGCGTGTAAGCAAACTTCGGGAGAATAAAATTCTCCCTTCAATGTTTAGGAGCTTTCATGTCAATTCGTGCTTTTCTCCTGTCCGTCCTTCTTGCCGCCTCCATGCCAGTGATGGCAGGGGTGGTGATCTCTCCTGCCTCTCCTGGTGATTCGTGTCCAAACACCCCTGTGTGGTTTAAGGGGACAGTGACAGTGGACTTGACCGTCCTTCCTTCAGGGGAGGCGCGGAGCGATGCGTACCCCACTCTGAAAGACGGTGCACGAGTGGAGGAATCCCGCTGGGTGGATCGCATTGTCATCGGGAATGACCCGTTCGGGTGCCAATGGGCTAAAACCCGCACTCGAAATGTTCGAGTAACATTCAACTAATCAGAGTTCGCTCTAACAAGCCCAGCAAACGCTGGGCTTTTTATTTTATGGCACAAATACCAGAGTCGTTTAAGGCCAGGTGGTGCGGAAACCCGGTCGGATCGAAGTATAAGAAAAGGCTAAAACTTTCAGATAAAAGTTTTTCAAAGCCACTGCTAGATGGGGTGACATCTAGTATTATGGTGGGTGACTCTCGGATACTGCTACACATCCCCATAACTCATCGCCTTCCAAAGGATTTCCCATCAGGTCTCGAAGAAGAGTCTCCAAACTCTAAGGTGAAAGTGTACAGTTTTAATTGTAAATCACTCTACACTTGGCTATTAGAGAAAGGCATAGCAACTTTACCACTAAAAGATTTACATATACAGTATGGTGCCCATGTGCAATGGGCTAACGCTGTTTTGAAAGAGTGGGGAGTGAGTGGACTATGAAGCTAATTGGGTTAACTGGTCAGGCAAGGGCAGGGAAGGATAGTTTTGCGGCAGCCCTTGTGGAGGCAGGATGGCAGACTGTTTCTTTCGCTGCCCCTATCAAGCGTGCTTTAACAGCCCTTGGGTGGGAACGCTCCCAGTTGTATGGGGATGAGAAAGAGCTTGTCTCTCCTCTATGGGGGGTATCTGGTCGGAGGGCAATGCAAACACTTGGAACTGAGTGGGGGCGTAACACCATTCATCCTGAGCTTTGGCTGAGGTTGGCAGCCCACGATATTGCAAGCCACATCCGAGACGGGAGTAATGTCGTTGTCACTGACGTGCGGTTTAACGACGAAGCACTTCTGATTCACCTTTTTGGTGGGACGTGTGTCAAGGTTGAACGGGATACGTCATTGTACAACGTACAATACCACCTATCAGAGGCTGGAATTTCTCCCTCCCTGGTGCACACTACAGTGCAAAATGACTCCACACTAGAGGCGTTAGCTCTTAAAGCCCACTCTCTAGTGGGGGAGCTAGCAGAGCTTCAAGAGGCTTCCATCGAATCAGGGGAGTTTTTCTTGAAGAACGCAATTCCCGTGAGCCATGTCTTTGGAATTTGCAAGGATGGCTTCAACTTCTAACAATAGGATACACACAAAATGAGTTTTCGCCCAGCAGCGCGACCACGCGCAGGTTTTACCCCTTCTGATCCTGGCATCACAAAATACCCAACACCCGAGGATGGGAGCCAACTGGCATCTGTCAGTTTGATTGTAGACTTGGGGGTGCAACCGCGAGAAGCCTTTATTGACAAGGCCACGGGCAAGGAAGTGGAACAGGAGCCCTGCCATCAAATTGCAATCCTTGCAGACCTGTCTGAATGCATTGTGGATTATGGTGGGACGCTTGGGCAACAACCCTATCGCTTGCTGTTGAATGACTCCTTCCAAGGCATTATCAAGGGATTCAACTTCTACGCCACAGCCCCACGGGATGCATCTGGCAAGATTATTCAGGGCCAACCGGATCAATTCCACCCGACAAACGGCATCACAAAGCTGGCAATCGCCACGGGCATGAAATCAGTAATCACATCCCTGGATGTGGAGGCGCTGCTCGGAAAAACATTCCTGGCCGAAGTGGAGGTAAAGGAAGTCCCGAGCAAGGACAAGAAAGACGCAAACGGTGCCCCCGTAGTGAATCGCTATGTGCGCTACCGTGGGGGGAGCCCAGTGCCTCGTGCAATGTTGGCAATGGTGGGAGAACCAAAGCACCAGCCGCTGCTCATCACATTCGACAATGTGACCGAAGACACTGTAGGGTGGTTGCGTGCCGATCTGCGCAAAACAATCCGCCGTGCCACCAACTACGCAGGCAGCAACATGCAAGCTGTTATGGAGGCCTGGGAAGCCAAGCACGGGGTTTCGAGTGCATCTGCCTCCCCGGCTCCGGCCCCTGCTGCGGCTAATGCTCGCCCAGCCCCAGCGCCCGCGTCGAAGGCAGCCCCGACCTCCTTTGATGACATGGATGATGACATTCCATTCTGAGGCAGCGACCCCGAAAACCCCATTGGAACTCGCCCATGTGGCATACACGGCGATGGTGGCACAAGAGCGTGCTATCTCGCTAACTTTCCCAAAGGGGCGGGTTCCTAGGCGGTTTCCACGCGGAAAGGTGGTGGGCACTACGGTGCATCCTCCGACCATCACCGCCCACTACCGCCCTGCACAAGTGCTAGAGTGGCTAATGAGGTATAAGATGGTGACTGTGACTCGCACAGGCCCATTAAGCTACCATTTCACATCTGAGTGATAACAAGCCCGGCGCAAGCCGGGCTTTTTCTTTATGGGGCAGAAAATGCCAACTGTTTTATTTGATTACGACCCCATTTTATACACAGCAGGAAGTGTGGGGGAAAAGAGGCACATTAAAGTGGTGCATCGCCAAAGCGGGGATGAGTGGGAGTTTAAGACGAGGACAGAGTTTTACGGCCACCATAAACAGAAAAAAGGTGGGTGGCTAGCGCAATGGAATTCTGATAAGTCCGATGAGCTGAAGCGTTCCCCTGAAGACTTTGACATTACAGATGTACAAGTCCCTGAGCCCTTCAGCAATGCTGCCCACACTGTAAAACGCATCATTGCATCTGTGTGCGAGAGTGTGGGCGGAAACCCACATTATTACGGGTATTCAGGAAAAGGCACAGTGTTTCGGGAAGATGTTTCCTCGGTAATTAAGTACAAAGGAAACAGGGAGAACAGTCTCCGCCCAGTGCTGTTAGACGAGCTTAAAGACTACCTTGTAATGCGCCACCGCTGCGAAATAATCACAGGGATTGAAGCGGACGATGCTTGTTCTATAGACTCGTATACAGCATGGCCAAAATATAAAAAATCGGGGAATGATGCCGATAAACTCATACTAGCCTGTGTTGACAAAGACTACCTCCAATGTGATGCACACATCATTAACATTTCCAATCTCAGTGCAGGGGTAGATTCTTTTTCAGGGTTGGGCTCTTTGTGGCGGAACGAGAAGGGGGATGTAAAGGGGCGGGGGAGGATGTGGCTCTACTACCAAACTCTATACGGCGACCACTCTGACAACTATTTTGCTGCGAGTGCTAGCGGCGTGAAGTGGGGCGAAGTGGCTGCATTCTCGCGTCTGAAAGATGCAAAGTCCGACAAAGAGGCATGGGAAGCATTAGTAGCAGGGTATAAATTCCTCTACCCGTCCTCAAAAACAATTGTTGGGTGGAGGGGAGAACCCATCCAAGTAGATTGGTTGTCTATGCTGCAAGAAAATTTCACCCTCGCCAGGATGTTGCGATGGCGAGATGATAATGTGAAGGTGGTGGATGTACTAAGGAGGCTTAATGTCTCCTATTAAGTTGGAACCGTGGGAGGCATTCCCTGACATATGGCCCACCCAAACCAAGTATTTCACATGGCTGAGGGGGGCTTTGCGTCGTGTATGGGCCACCTACCCAGCAAAGATTGTCTGGAAGAAAAGCCAGATGTTCTTACCTCCTGCTGAGTACAAAGGGAAGGCTAAAACACTAGGGCAATGCCACTATTGCAAATGCCACTTCCCCGCAAGCCACTTGGAAGTAGACCATTTAATGCAAGCTGGTGCGTGCAACTCATGGGACACGTCATATGAGTTTCTGTCTAAGCTGCTAGATTGCTCTTCAAACTGGGTGTTGACGTGCAAGCCTTGCCACAAGGTTAAGTCTTACGCAGAGCGAATGGGTATTGATCTTCTTTCTGCCAAGCTAAAGAAGGATGTCATATTCCTAACTGGGAATCTTGACAAATCTAACATTGTAGCAGCGGCTTTTGACACTGGATATAATCCAGACTTATTGAGCAACGCCCAAGGACGTAAGAAGTTTTTGGAGTGGCTCTCATATTCTGACCCTGTAAAGTTTGGAGAACTATATGCACGCGCCAGCCGCTCAAGTGGCTCTTAGCCCCATGCTTGGAGTTGTGCTCCAAGTGGACTTATCCGGGGCAGTGACACTGTTAAAAACACCGTCTAAGCCGTCTGTGGACGAGCCAAATCAAGGTGTTTTGCAAGCGATGTTTTTCAACGACCGTGCTTCCCTATACATGAATGGGCATGTTGTTGAAGAAACAAGTTACGGAAGCAAATTGCGGAAGGATTCAAAATGGTATCGGTGGCTGAAAGCCCAAGGGTTTGTGGTGAGGCTGTAACTGTTGAGCAAGGGGTAAACACTCATTGCAAAAACACCCCATACTTGCTGTGCTCTGCCTGTAAAATGGAGCATTGCAAGGTGCTGGAAGATGATGCACGTTATTGTGCTTTTGTGAACAAATTGCTTGCGGAGGCAACCTGTAATGTCTCGTAATCTATCACTCCGCGACGTAAAACGTATCCCTGGGTGGGAGGATATTCCTGAGCTGGCTATTGTGCAACCAGAGATGGATGCAAAGATGGCTGGTGTGTTTCTAGCCTTTGGCTTCGATCTCTCCCGTCCTATCACTTACCATGCAGCAAAACACCGCGACCTATCAGGGCACATCGCCCTAGGCATTTATGCAATTGGTGAGCTGAACAAAAATGCTTTCTGGTACATCAATCACCCTATTTGCTCAGATATTGAGAGGATGATGTGCAGTAAGTGTATGGTGAGCATGGCTGAGTTGCGTCGTATCCTGCGTGGAATGATTAACCCAAGGATCACTACATCTAGCGCACCATATTTCCCGTCTGACTACGAGCCAGATCACTTGCAAGTGGCGGAAGAGATTCGTAAGCTTGAAGAGGCTATTCACCAGGCGAGGCATGACTCCCGTGTGTATGAAACAATGGGGCTTATGTCATTTAACGATTATCTCTTTTTCAAGAAAAAATGAACACCATTGTGGTGAAACGAGATGGCTCGAAAGAGCCATTTTGTATTCAAAAGCTCCTGACATGGACGGAGTGGGCTGCGGAAGGGTTGGATGTTGACTCTTTGGATGTTGCAACAAAATGCATGATGCACTTAGGAGAGGAAATTTCTTCTCTTGAATTGCACGAAATGCAGATGAAAACATTCAGCGCACTTGGTACTGAAGCTGGGCTTGTTGCAGCAGGTAGGCTCTTTATTGGCAACCTCCGCAAAAAGCTATATGGGAAGTCTATGACTCCCCCTCCATTGTGGGAGATATACCAAGACCTTACAGCAAAAGGTCTGTGGAAGTTTAGCCATCCGTACTCAAAGAGTGAGATCGATGCAATCGAGGCTCATATCGATTACGCTCAGGACTTGAAAAATACAATAACACAATCGCGCCAAATTGTGGAGCGGTATGCTGTTAAAGATATTCTCTCAAAACGAGTGTACGAAACACCCCAACTAAGCGCGATGCGCGTAGCTTTAGGTGGTATGGCAAAAATGCCTAAAGATAGGCGAGTGGAAGATGTTATTAGCTTGTATAAGCTGGTAAAAGCCTCCATTATCAACATCCCATCTCCATTTTACTCTTACCTCGGTACTCCCACCCGCCAAGGGGCATCCTGCTGTGTCCTCACAGCAAACGACACGGCGGTGAGTATTGCAGTCCAATCCTACATCGCAGAGATGATGACGGTGGCAGGGGCTGGGATTGGAGCACATTTGCTATGCCGGAGTAAGGGGGATAGTGTTCGGGGTGGGGCCATTGTCCACCAAGGGAAGACCCCATATTACAGGCACAGTCAAACAGCCGTTCTAGCGAATAAGCAAGGGTCTCGTGGTGGTGCCATGACAATGGCATTCTCATGCCTCGATCCTGAGTTTTTTGACATTATGCGCCTTAAAAATGTCAAAACTCCGCTGGAAGCTAAGGTAAAGGACATTGATTACGCATTTGGGTATAACAACTCATTTGTAAGGCATGTTTCCCAAGGAAAACCGTGGATGCTCGTGTCTTACGCAGCAGCCCCACGGCTTCACCACCTCCTGTACGCAGGCACTACTGACGAATTTGATAAAGAATTCGAGAGGGTGTTTAACGACAAGAGCATTAAAAAGAAAATACTCCCAAGTAGGAGTATTTTGCACACATTCCTACGAGAGGCTGTAGAGACGGGGCGTTACTACGAATATAACGCAACATGGATGAACTTTCACACTCCTTTTAAAGATGTGATTCACTCATCCAATCTCTGCATGGAGATCGCCCTAGCGACAAAAGCATTCCCTTCGATGCCAGCCTTGTATTCCAATGAGGACGAAGGAGGCGAGATTGCATTGTGCAGCCTGGCTGCAATTGCGGCTGGAAGGGTGGGGGCTAAAGAGTATGAGCATGTCGCCTACTACACATTGCTACTGATTGACAATGTGATTGAGGACATGGACTACCCATTCCCATCACTTCGCAGGACAGCCCTTGCTCGTCGGAGTGTTGGGGTGGGGGTCACAGATTTTGCTCATGCGATGGCTGAACGTGGGCTGAAATGGGATTCAGATGCAGGCAAGGAATTTGCATTTGCCACAGCCGAACTCCACTCTTACGCCTTGCACAAGGCAGCCATCCGCCTCACGCAAGAGCGAGGGGTGTGTGCGTGGGCAAGCAGGACAAAGTATGCGGAGGGGTGGCTCCCACGCGACACGGCCAACCCCATCATGCAGGCCAAATGGGGCCACCTCTCGGTCTACGACTGGGAGGCAGTGCGTGCAGCCATCCTGGCCCTAGGAGGACTCAGGTTTAGCGTCCTAGAGGCGCATATGCCGTGTGAGAGTAGCTCTGTGGCGTCCTACCATACGAATGGCCTCTACCCCATCCGACAAGGCAAAGTGATAAAGCCGTCTGGTGCGACGCTGAACGTGTTCATCGCCCCAGGGTGGGATAGGTTGGCTGAGGTCTACGACATTGCCTACAACATCCCGCACGACTGCCTTGTGGAGTATTACGCCATCTTCCAAATGCACACAGGACAGGCGATAAGTGCTGACCTGTACATTCGCCATTCAAAGACAGGCAGGAGGAAAGTGTCTCTAACAGAGTTGGTAAATAATTGGATTTACCGTAATATGATAGGGATGAAGACCCGCTACTATTACAACAGTAGCACAGAGACCACAGTGTCTGAAAAGACTACAGTGTGCGATACTTGCTCTCTTTGATTTAGAGAGCAATCATGTCCATCTCCTACCCAAAAACCCTCACATCCTTGCGTGCACAATGGCGTCACAACGCTGAAGGCAAAGGGGCACACTGCCCCGTCTGTGACCGTTGGGGGAAGGTGTATAAGCGCCGACTCAACCCCACAATGCTGGCTAGCTTGGCTTGGCTCAAAAGCGTGTCCTCAATCTCCACCCCTTCCAAGTGGGTGGATGTCCAAACGCTGGCACCTAAGAGCGTCTTGCGCACGAAACAGCTCGCCAGCCTTCGCTGGTGGGGGCTTGTGGAACCTTGCAAGACAGGGGAAGGGAAAGGGCTGTGGCGCCTAACCCTCCTTGGGTGGGATTTTCTTGCAAAGAAAGCTAGCGTGCATGAATATGTGCACGTCTACAACTCAGAGGTGCTATGGGCTTCTGGGGACTTGGTTCAATATGATGAAACGAAAACTGAAGGGCAAGCACTCGCCCGACTTGTTCTTTAACCCCAACGCGACGGCATGGGAGAAGGGGGGCGAAGAGTCCCTTTTCTTAGGTGAGTCGCAGGGGCTCCATGATGGCATCCACCTAACATTCCCCGCTGGGCGGGAAGCGTTCCAGCGTCAAGTGGAAAATAGGTGGGTGTTTGACGAATTCAATCATGAGGATAGTAGGCTCCAATTCTTAGAATGCCCCCCAAGCATTTCATCCCCCACACAAATTGGACTAGCCTATCAGTGGGAGAGCGACACTCGTGCAGCTAGGGCCATGACAGCCGTTTACGCTCCATTCGTCACAAATTCCCAACTTTGGGAGGGAATAAGTGAAATTGCAAATATGGAGCTTATGCACGCACTGACATACAGTGAAATCAATCGTACATGCATCACTATACCTAGGGACGTTTTTGCTTTGGCAATGAAGTCAAAGCACATCCTTCAGCGTAGTGCCACAGTGGCTAAAGTGTTTTCCCGTACAGCCGAATTAGGTGCTATGCTCACCCTTGAGCGACGCGGGCATAAAATCCATGTCGATAAGTGGGAGGCATACAAGAGCGTACTCCTGAGTGTGTTTGCGTTCTACTTTTTTGAGCGTGTGCAATTCATGTCAAGTTTTGCAGCGACATTTGCTGTAGTAAATGATGGATGGTTTCAGAGTATTGGAACAGCAGTTCAAAAGATCATGCAAGATGAATACTATATTCATGCTGAATTTGGACTGAACATTATCAAGTTTGAACTGGCAACAGAAAAAGGCAAGGCAGCCTTCAAAGAATTAAAGCCTGTTATTGTTCAGATGTTGAAGGAAATTATTCAGTCTGAACTCAGCTTTAACGCCTACCTCCTGGCAGAAGACAGGCGTCTCCCAGGTGTGACCCTTGGAGCACTAAACCAATACACATTGCTAAACGCTCAAGCCGCTGCACAAGCTGTAGGCGTGTTCGATGCTATGGGGCTGGACGTAATAAAATACAACCCCTTGCCATTTATGGATGACTGGCTGAAAATGGACAGCTTCCAGCGTGCGCGTCAAGAGATGGATGACAATGCCTACCTCATCGGAGTCGTCCATGACGATCTCACAGAGTCATCCCAACTAATTCACTATCCTTTCTGAAGGTGCCTATGTATACCTCTCTCCCACCTATCACAATCTACACCCGCCCCGCATGTCCAGCGTGCGAAGTGATGAAAGCCAAACTCACACGAGAGGGCTACACCTACGCCACTGTGGATATTGACTCCACCCCCCAAATGTACCGGCAAGCGGTGGAGAGTGGCATCCGAACTCTCCCCTTGGTGGTGGTGGGGGGGAAGTTGTGCACCACTTTCGCTCAGGTGGAAAATGCCATTAAAGGGGCGTCGCTGTGACCGTCAGGATCGTCAGGAAACGCTTTAAAGCCCCATCCAACGATCTCACTCCATTTCAGAAAGTTGGGTGGGTGGCGATGGAAATCTGCCTGGTGATGGCAGCCTGTGTACAGGGGATGTGGAACGGATGTCTGGTTGCGGCATCCTTTGGATGGGGGGTGAATTTAGGCTCAGGGTTGTCCCTACTCTTTCAGAGTGCAGTGGCCAAAAACGGAGACCCCACTCTCCTCGCACATGCCACAGCAAAACTCTTGTGCGCAGTGCTATTCCCCTTGGGGTGTATTGCTGGCTGGATGTAAAAAAAAAGGGAGGCTAACGCCTCCCTTTTTTGTTTGCTGCTTATTCTGCAATCTTCTCAGCCACTGTTTTGTAAATCACATCGATTTTTTGCATTGCCCAGCGATACCACACCTCAATATCTGAATGCGTGATACTTTTCTGTGCCGTTGCCATTAGGTCAAAGCTGCTTCCAGCCCAACCCTCTGCACTTGAAAACCACATCGCGTCACTTTCACCACAAAGCCTTTTTGCAGCCACGAGATGAATATAAAAAGCGAAAAAGGTCTTCTTTAGCTCCTCCTCCAAAATTCCATTCAAGGCATTGTCATACACCTCATGGAGTGAGAAGACTCCTGGTGTGAAGTAGCTGTACGTTGTATCAACTAGCCTGCAAAGTGATGGAGTATGAAGACGGGAAAGGCGACCATACAATGAGAGATCAAGGTGTGCATTCATTTTCATGATGTAGGCACCTTTACGCATCATTGCGTACATCACAGTCACAGCCTGCCCAACTGGGCGACTCCCGTCTGCGGTAACGTAATACTCATCCGGTAAGTAGCGTGTATAGAGGTCTTCAAGCATCTCCACCTGGAGAATGGGGCGTACTTGGCAGAAGTGGGTGGCGAATGTCATGCGTTGCTCTCTTTCACATCAGAATCGATAAGGCATTGTAAATGCAAAAAGCCCTGCATCGCAAGATGCAGGGCTTCTTTTTTTTTTGTCTTTACGCGAATGGGTTGTCCACAACCTTGATGTCAGGGAATAGTACGTCCCCGAGAGGCCACCACTCCACGCCTGTGGGTGTTGACACTTCCGCAAGGTGGTGGCGTTCCACCTTCCCCGTGCAAGCTGCACGCTGACCTGTAGTGAAGTTCACCACAATCCGCCCTGGTGTGCACAAGAGGCGGAGGGCACGCAGCTTTTTGCGTCGTTGCGAAGCGTTCATACCGTTGGGTGGTAGTGGCCATTAAAGCCACGAATAGCGAATTGCAGGTCGGACAAAGGCATCCTTACGCCCGGCTCCTGATCGATGGAGACCACTGCACCAGTCTTCGTGGCGTAGGCTTCAACGGGCTTGCCAGGGTAGGCCCGCTTGAAACCATCCAGCCACTGTGCAGTGGCCTTCTCAGTGGCAGTTTGCGTCTGCGTCTGCGGCGCGGCATGTGCGTGATGAGAAATTGTCATGTTCACCTCTAAAAACTTGATTTTCTTATAAACTGATCGTCAAAGCAATTGAGCGTGTATGCTCTCCACTCCGTATCATTGAGCCGATCTCGGAATTGACAGCCCGTACTAACTTCTGCTCATTAAATGAAACCCACACCCCACCTGATCTTTCCTGCTTAACAGAACAGGCCACGACGACCTGCTGCCCTGACGGGGGGGAGAGAGGCGCTGGGGTCTCCTGCTGTGTCATCCCCCCGGATGAGTCTGGGATGATGGAGGTGGAAAGAATCCATGCACTTAGCCAGTTGAGGAGCGTTGACTTGCTGCCGATGAGCCGAAGCGGAGTGTGAATCTCAAACAATGGTTCCTCTCCTTTAATGGGGGCCTCTTTGGCCACCACCCATCGAAATGGCGACATCGTAGGAGAGTAGACGCTGTGGCCCTCGCCCACTGCGTCGGCCATCCAGCTAAACAAGGCTAGTAGCCCCCCAGCCATCTCCTCTTTTATGGCAGAGTGCAACTCTAATGCCCAAACAAAATCTCCCGACTCCCGCGCATAGGAAAAGTTGAATGCCATAAGAGGAACAAGCGTCTTAGACTTCACCCACACGGAGCCACAATCTTGCCCTATATGGTGGATGGACGCATCACGGAACAGAGTGAGAAGACTCGCAGGGGGGTGATGGGGAACAACTTTCAACATATAGCCTCCGGCTCAAAATCAAGCGTTAAGGAGAAGCGCAATGGGGAGTGGAATAAGGCTTGCTCTGCCACATCCATAGCAGCGCGAACATACCCCCACCATGCCTCGTGGCTCATTTTCACAAGCTCATCACGAGAGCGTCCTTCGTTTTTGAAAGCCACCCGATAAGCCGTAGTCCACATTATAAACCCATCGCACGGCCATAGCCCGTGATAGTGCGTTATGCACGCGAAAAACTGCTTCACAACAGCTTTAGACTTCGGCATCTTATCCACTAGCCCACTGTAACAATGCCTAGAGGCAAGTGACACCAAAGCACACAGCCCATCGTCAGGACTCCCCCAGACAGAGAAGGCATCAAACCACCCTACCCCTCTCGCCGCCTCCCATTGCCTAATCAATTTTATGATGTTGAGCGTACAGGCCACCTCTTCAGAGGTCATGAGTAAATAGGGTGGAGGAAGTGCCCCTCCGCAGAGGTGGCAATCTGGGGCGTACCCAAGGCAAGCGGGGCAAACCACTTCACGCAGCATGATCCGCCTCCTGTGCGATAAGCTCACATGCTTTTTCCATTGCATTGATAGAGCATAGTGCCCAGGTAGCCCACGAGGCTAATGAGTCACGCATTCGTATCAAGTCTTCTGGCAGCCTTTCGCTGCATGGGATAGGCTCCCAACCACCATAGCAACTTTTACGATATTCTGAAAAACCAATCCTGCTCCCAGGCAATCGCTTCAAAAAGGTTATCTGGTCAATAACATACCCATACCCTGGCAATTTAGATGTAATAGCAGTTATAAGGGCTTTCTTCAATGGGTCGGCACTCATGACTGCCAAAGGTAGTCTGCTTGCAATTGAGCAAAGAGATGGGGAATAGGTGGTCTCCCCAAACTCCATTTTGAGAAGGATGTGATCCACCATTGCCCCAACCTTCTCTTTTAGAGGTGGGAAATACCCACTTTTCAAGAGGAGTGTGGCTTGTCCTTGCATGTCATCCCCAAGGAATACTGTTTGAACAAGAGCTTTTACAGCTTCAGCCGTCAATGGCTTAGAGGCTACGTGTGCGTAACGCAAAGACAAGGAGGCGTTAATGTGCTGGGTGGTGGGGGGAGTCATGCTTAGGGGCCTTTCAGAATTGCAATAGCTGTTCCAATTGATTTTGCAAATCCAGCAGGAGATGCACCATCAGGCATTCGGTATGCCTCAAGCAGGTGCACACTGTCCTTAGTGCGGATGGTGGCAATTCTACCCCACCCAGCGTAGGAGAACTCTGCAATCTTGCAAAACAATGAGAATTTTTCATTGTCTCTCGGGACATGCACAACGAAGTGCGTCCCGTCTTCTGCTGCGAAGACTAGCACATCCAAGTGCAGGTTAGAAAAACGCCCTTTTAGCATCACCCCTTTAGATGATGGGGGTGGATTCTTGATAGCTTCACTCATGTCGCAGACTCCATTGTTTCATTCCCTCATCCATCTCACTTTCCATCCGCTCCACTGTGGCAATAGCCCATTTAGACCAAGCCATGAGAGCTTTGCGGCGGGTGGATTCGTCAAGCCTAGGGTTACTTCGCCTGTGCACACCGAGCCAAGGCCCAGCACATTTAGGCGCATAGACAGCTAGCCACTCTTCCACCCACCATGCATGTAATCACCCAGCAGGCCACGTTGTCCTGTCGTGAATGTGAGCTTGCACCCACTCATGCACCTCTCGCCTGTGGGCATCAAACTTGAGGAGTTTGCACAAGGAGGGGGCAGCATAGGCGACGTTGGAATCCATCCAAGCGTCAATGGATTCAACGGAGGATGCCATTGCCTTCACTTGCCCAAAACGCACCTTAGCTTGACGCACCCATAGCTTTGCTACGCGCTGCGCGTCTTCTGGCAGAGGGCGCGCTGCGAAGAGTGCATTTAAACATGCAAGGAAAGTGTGCTGCTCTCTAGCCATCATTCCCCCTCCTTCACCAGCCAAAGCCTGGAGCCAACATCTTCCATCATGGCCACCACTTGCCCAGTGGCCCATTTACGCCACTCTTCCACCATCGTGTCATATACACCTTCTGGGAGGAAGTAAATACTCTCGCAGTCTGGATAGTGCACCTGAACCCACGCAGATGTCCAAAATGACAGCCCAAACTCCCCATTGTCAGGCCACTTAGCTAAGGGGGATGATGCGGATGTGTAGTGGCGCATCCATTCCAAACTTGAGGCGGGAATGAGATGCTTTAAAGCACAAAGCCAAGGCCGACTCATCCCCTCTCTGCGTACCCAAGCCATCACACTCTCATAGGACGAGAGGATGGTGAGCATCTTCTTCAACCCATTGAACGTGTGGACAGCGCCAGACAACACATATAGTTGGTGGCTCCCCTCCTCCATTTGATAGAAGAGTGTAGGGCTCTTAGGTGGGCAAGGCCCGTGGATGGGTAGCGGGCGGAGAGAGGTGATGCTCATGGTGAGAAGCTCCTAAAAGCCACATCATAACACAGGGAGGGAGTCTTTTATGAGCTTCAACGTAGCAAGTGCCCATGTCTCCCACTCCCCCACCACCTTCCGCCACTCATCCACATCCTCCCACAGATCGAGAGCCCGGCGTGCGGAGTGCTTTTGCAAAGTGATGTAGTCAATGTAATACCCCCCAGGGTGGGGGACAGACGAGGGTGTGTCAATTCCCCAGGCCACTTTGCTGTTTGAGCAAATAATCCGGGCATAGGCCATCATCACAGCCCAGCTTGCATAGCTTGGAGGGGAGAGTCCTTCTCCAAAACTAGACTCCATCACTGTTGGGGGGTGGGGGGCATGACGGAATAAGGTGCATGTGCCAGGAGTGCGGTGGGGGGCGTCATACCACTTCCGCTCTTTCATGATGATGGCTACATATTGCACCTCTTCTGCCACCCACGCTAAAGAGGCTTTGAATGCATCCCTTGCATCGACTGGTGCAGCAGCATACGTGTTGTACAAAGGGATGAGGTATTCTTGTTCTAACTGTTTTGACATATGTGTAAATATAAAAAAGAAAGCCCGTGAGCAATGCTCACGGGCTTTTGCTTTGCCCTCTTACCAAAGGCGGACAGATTTTAGCTTTTCAAGCCATGTGGCGACTTTCTCGTAGGCTTTCCTACTATTCCACCCCAGGAGGATGCAAACAAAGCCGTACACCAACAACCCCAGAAGGGATAGCACTTCATTCGCTAACATTGCCCCCTCCTCCACGCCACTTAGAGAGCAAGAACAATGCCCCGGTCATGAAACTTGCCCCTGCCCAGATGAAGATGGCATTCAATGGGAGGGGGTAGAAAGTGGAAGCAGCTTTTGCCACCATTTCCAGCCCGGTGTGCACAATCAGGAGGGCGCCAACAGTAATGATCCACGGGTGGGATGAGATGTAGCGGGCAATCAAGGAGGCCCCCACCACCATGATGGGGATGGAAACTGCCAACCCCACCATGATGACAGCAAACGACCCATGCGCCGCGCCTCCAACAGCCACCATATTGTCCACGCCCATCACAGTGTCTGCCAAAACGATAGACCAAACAGCTTGCCGCAATGTCAACCTCCCAGCAGGGGATGGCCCATTAGCTTGTTCTTGTGCCCCGAACATTTGTGCTGCCACCCAGACAAGGTACAAGCCTCCCACCATCAGCACCCACGGACTAGCCAGGAGGATAGTGAGGAACACAGTTGCTGCCACCCGCACCAGGACAGCAGCAGCCGTGCCCCAGTAGATGGCTTTTTGTCTTAGCTCCAGGGGGAGCCCGCTAGCAATAGCCCCGATGATGATGGCATTGTCCCCCGCCATCACAAGATCAATTGCCACCACTGCAAGGAGGGGCCACAAAAATTGGACGTAGGGGCTGAAAACATCAAAAAAACTCAAGTCGAACATGCTGCATCACTCTCGATCTTCATCTGGAACCCAACGAGGAGTCATCCGACTCCCCGCAAGGAGCACTAACGTGTTTGTCATAGCCTCAAACACGCGCTGCCCTACATCAGGCATCATCTTGCTCCTTCTTCTTGCCAGGCTCCACCACCTTGCGGCGGGAGCGAGCGTTTGCCTTTTGTGCCCGGATATATTCGGCCAGGGCGCGTTTGCTTGTTTCAATGTGGCGGAAATACATGACTTCTACTCGGTTGGTTGAGAAGCTGGGAGTGTATCACGTTCCTGAGGAGCAACAGGATTGCCACCTCCCACCCCCACTGTATCGCTTGTTGCCCATGTCAGAGCAACATTCGTAAATGCCACTACAACAGCAGCAATTGTGGAGACATCCTCGCTTGTGATAGGGAGAGGGTGCCCAGTGATAGACGCAAGTTGGGTGCCTGCCACAATGGTGGCTGCCACAGCGTTTGTCGCCACTTGCCTATCTTTCCATGTGGCTTTATCCACCACTGAGTTGCCTTTTTGAAACACTTCAAAAATGGCTTTTAGCTTGTTGACATCCATATATCAATCTTTCTTTTTAGCTACAGATGAAATATCTGTAAAAACAGCTTGTATTGCGGGGTGGGCACTAACTATCGTAATTATCACAGTGGGGCCTGCATACCCACATACCCCTATAAAGAAAGCAGCCACTGATTTTGTCATCCCAGCGTATTCAACAATATAGAGACTCATCACCCCCGTGAATCCCGCACACACTGCCCCTGCTAGGATGCGTAGCCATGTGATGGGGGTCTTCCCATACTCTGGGTGGCTCACAGCGGCCACCCCTCCCCCAAGGGCTGCTAACAAAACAGCTTGTACATAGTCCGCCCATTCGTATAAAGGGAGGAGTGCTCCCTTTGACTCTATTGCCATCAAACTTCCTCAAGTGTCACATCCACTGCTTGCACTCCCACCCATTGGTATGCCAGTTCAGCAGATGACGACAACTTCCCGTGTATCGAATACATTTGAGTCAGTACGGCATCCTCTGAAGATGGGACAAGATTTACAAACACAGCAGATCGTTTTCCCCCTGCACTAAACAGAGACCAAAATGCATTCCGCTCGGAAGTGGATAAGTTGCGCAGGGAGAATGAGAGGGTCTTGTACAACACCCCTACATCTGTACGCAACCTTCCACTTTCCGTCCTGGTATTGCTGCTGGTGTCAATTATAGCCACCTTTATAGAGTCACCATCGGGCGGGGTGAGTATTGTCGTATAACTTGACACAAACCCCATCTCAGCCTCGATATAGCCATCTGGATTGGCTGTGTCTGTAATTGTTACAACAAACTTCCTATAGGCTTTTTGAGGGAGCCACAATGCCACGCTATGAGGAGAGCCTGATGACATTTCCCATCCATACAGGGGGGTCTGTTCCACACTCCCCACCACTGTGCTTCCATTCGTAGACAAGTAGCCCTCCACCTTAATTATTGCAGTGGGGGAAAGGTTTGTCCGCACCAACCCCACACACCCAACATTCCCCCTTGCAGGAATGGTGAATGTTAATGTGGTTGTTGTGGCTGTGGAGCGCCAACGCGCTCCATTCTCCTTCAAGAGATTTGAGACAGGCCACCCAGAGGCTGCCGCCCCAGAAACACCCCCACCAAGGGGGAGGAAATTGATCGATGAGATATTCATTTTTGTAACTCCACTAGCAATAGCTTACCTGTAGATGAAATTGCACGAGGGTAAGCTATCATTGCTTGAGTCGCATTGTTTGTAGAAGAGCCACCGTTTAGGACTATCTTCACAATGTACACTAGGTATACATTATATGTTGTCCCTGATACCAATGGGACAGTGGTATCTGTAGACTTCCTTGCACCACTTATAGGAAAAGATGTTGAAAGTGAGAGGTCATCGATATATTGTTGGTGTGTGACCGGCTGAGTAAACTTCACATTCCCAACGACGCCTGCTGTACCTATTTTTATTTTGACATTCACTTCAACGGAGTACCCCAGGACACCTAATTCTGTACCGCCTGTAGCAGCCAATACAATGTCAAGATCAAGCTGGCCATTTATCGTGAGTGTATTCCCAGAATATGTGTACGTTCCAATTGAGGCGCTTGTATATTGCGTTCCACTAGAGCCTGTAAGAGTGAAAGAGTGATTAAACCCATCCAGCATCTTCCGCAAAGTGACGGAATTATCCGCTAGCTTGTCCGATGTTACTGCCCCATCGGAAATTTTTACAGTGGTGATGGCACCAGCTACAATCTGAGCCGCCGTCAGCGTTCCTCGTATATTTGCTGCATCTATCTCCATCGTACTTGGGACAGTCGTACCATTCCCACTGACAATAATCCACCCTTGAGTCCCAGGAGTGGTTATTACGCCAGCAGAGTTTATAACACCATTCCAATTAGAGGAAGCAATATACTTCCCAACATTCATCTTCCCACCGTCAAAAGTGTCTGCGCCAACGCTACCTTTCACTAGCAGGTTTCCATCAATGATGGTGTTTACCACTATCCATGCGGAGCCATTCCAATATCGCGTTTCGGAGAACCCAGCAGATGAGTTGTATTCCACCACTGTATCCATCATCACAGGCCCACCATTCACCGACGCTGTTGTCGTAGCAGTGGCTGTTGAATAAGCCGTACCTGTGATGGCCACATAAAACCACCTACTCCCGCGTTGTCCATTCACCCCATCCGCCCCATCAGCCCCTGCCTTGGATTTTGAGATGGAGAACCGGGTTTTCAACTGAGGCGCCACAAATGTATACGGGAGGAGGGAAGAAGATGCAGTGACTTGGCAGCCAAACATCCTAAAGCCCATATCCGCACCATCCACTGTGCCCCTATTCCCGATGGCAGTCCACAGATCGACATACCCGTCTGTGATAGCTGTGGTGCATGTAGCTGTAAACCACACCCTATACCACCCGCTCCCACTCCTTTCAATCCCAGACGCTGTGACATTACCACTTGCTGTTATCTTCCCAGTGGATGAGTCGAAATAGATGTACGGGGTGGCCGTTCCCCCAAGGAAGTTGGAGCCTGTTCGGAATGTTCCACTCGGTCGGTTCCAATTCTTAACAAAGACAGAAAAGGTGTAAGCTGTGTTTGCTTTAAACGTCAGCCCCGAGCACCGGACATAATGCGATGTTGCAAGAGAGGTGTCTTCATGGATGACGTAAGCCCCTGTCCCACCAATCGGGTCAGTGATACCAGATGCAACAACACTACTGCGAATAGCTGTCCAATTAGTAAAATCTTCTGCCTTACCCCAGGGTATTAGGTTAATAGGGTCATCTCGTGTGCCAACAATATCGACATAGCCACTTGTAGACGCTGTGGTCATTGCTGTAACAGTGCATGTGCTCCCGCTAAGGCTGGAAGTCACATTTGTGTCTGTCTTCGTCCACCCCCAATTGGCCGTGTCATCCACCCCGTCTTTATACACTGTTAGAGTGTTAGACGCCCCAGCAAAGCTGGACACTGTGCCCCCACTACTTGCTGGCAAAGTGTGTGCTTGATTGCTAGCTACCAGGGTGTAGGCAGGGCTCCCATTTCCCGCCTCCACCTTCACCACTGTCACTGTGTCAGACAAACTCCCTAGCACAGCTTTTATTGTGACGGAACTAGACACCATGTCATCGTAGTCAAGCGTGGCAGTGTTCCCAGACGCACTAATAACCGCACTCCCCGCTATGACAGAAAATGTCGGGGTGCCTGTGATGTTCTGCAATGCAGCCGTAAAAGTGATGACATCGGGTGTTGCCACCTTATCCCCACCCACTTTAAACACCTGAGAGGATGCAGAAAGCACTAACGTCCGAGCGTTTACCCCCGCATTCGATTTTGCAATTGAATACTTGAGGGTGAGGGGGGCTGCGATGGGGTTGAAAGGCGCCCCACCTGCTGCGTCAATTTGAGCCCCCCACACAAAGTAGTATTGATTGCTGCCGGAGACTGATGTATCTCCTGCCGCTGTGGAAGATGACAACCGCATATAGGCTTTAGCTGTGCTCCCAGATACGTTTCCAGTGAACACTACACGCCACCACCCAGCCACTGGCTCAACCTCCGCAAAGGACACTACCGCCCCGCCTGCTTCAATGGTGTTTACAATCTCCCCATTCTTCAGGTCTACGAGTACACCATATTGCTGTGTATACCCGCCAGCAGCGTTAACAAGCCTGACTAATACATACCTCCTTGAACCTTGTTTCAGGTAGAGGGAGGCTGTTAGATTTCCACCCATCTGCGCAGAATTATCCCCAGCCACTTCCACTGTCCTAGCTGTAGCCACGGAGGTGTCTGTCGCACTCTCATACACGCGATAGGTGGTTTTATCTCCTGCGGGAGAGATGATGCTTGAGACGTTCGCAACAGTGGTGTTCCCCTGCGTCCATCCTGAGAAGACAGATGAGTTTGTAATAAGGTTTACTTGCTCTGTGCGCGTACCTGTCAAAGTGATTGTGGCACTATCCACAGTCAGGCCAGTGACAGCCAGGGTGTTTGCGTCTGTCATTGCAGACGTT